TCCTCGCGCTCCGGAGCCCGAGCTTCGACTGCGGCTTGGACAATGGCCGCACCGACCTTGAGCGCTTTGCGGACGATGGTCTTCGCCTTCGTCGTGCCGAGCGCGTCGAGCTTCGCCTTGACCTCGACCAGGCCTTTGATGTCAATGCTGAATCCGTCAGGCATTCTTGTTTACTCCTCGGGGTCGCGCCAGCAGTGCGCCGAATCCAGCGCGGATCGACTCGGTCACTTGCTGTTTGACCTTTTTCGTCACGCGCACGCGCTTCGGAGCGGCAGAGGCCTGCTTCTTGCCCCACTCGCTGGGCATGAAGTCGGCGGGCGACGTGGGCTCCTTCGGGTGGCATGGACTAAAGTTGATTGCGTAGGCGGTAAGCTGGGCAAGCATGAATTCGCCTGTCCGGGTCTCGTGCTCTTTGCGTTTCAACAGGGCGTCGTATTGACGCGGAGTCAGCGCGAAGAAGGCGTCAGACGTGAGACGGAGATCGTAAACCGCAACAGCCCACATTCGCAGCCAACGCTGCTCACTGGTGAGCGCGTCGTCCTTTTTCTTGCCCGGCGTCCGCGTTACTCGGCGGCGACGGGCTCCTCGGGGTCCGCTTCCGGCTCCGGCAGCGACTCCGTCCACGCGGATGCAACTGCGTTCGCGATGGCGAAGACGTTATGGATCGTGACCATCTTCACGGCCCGCTCATAACTGATTTCAGGGTGGAAGGTCCTGAGAGCCGCCGGAAACAGGTTGCGGACGTTCGCGAGGTTCAATTCCGGCAGTGCGATCAGCACATTGCAAGGATGGCCTTCGCGGCGGATCGCGGTCTCGGCTTCTGCGAGGGCACCCAAATCAAAACAGAGCGAGTATTCCTTGCCGCTGATGGTGACCGGTGTCTTCGGGAGCGTGGGGTCGGCGGCGGTACCGGCGACCTGGCGCGACTTACTCATGGAGTTATCTCCTTATATATGTTGTGTGGAAAAAGAGATCGCTGGTTACGGTCCAGCGATCTATGGGAAGGGTGAGAGGCGGGTTAGCTGCCCGCCGTGAAGGTGATGCCGCCGGAAATATCCAGCGTGTACGAAACCGTCGTCAGCTTGGTCGGATCGAGGTCGAAACTCGGACCCTCGCTGATGATCGCGGTGAACTCGTACAGATTGCCGGTCTCGGTCTGGCCGATTTCGGCGTTCACAGGTTCGGTCACCTGAAACAGGTACTTTCCGCCAGCGGTGTAAGCGGCGGAGAGAGCGATCTGCCCGGCATCGGTCGTCACGCGGTTCATCGTCAGCTTGATTTGCCCGTTGTCGAGCAGAGTATCGAGCTTCTCGACGATGCCCCCGGACTGCATGTTCGTCGGGTTCAGGACGGAGCGCTTGGAACCGGAAAACGCGACGGCGGTGATTTCGCCGACCTCGGTGTAGGACGGCGAGCCCCCGGCGCTGGCCAAGGGGCCGACGCCGACGGATGTGCCCATCGCTTCGGAGGCCTTCGAACCCGAGTACGGGCCATTGATGGTGATCGTGAAGGTCGCGGTCGCAGAATCGCTGGCCGCGTCGGCATTCTCGACCACGAACTCAAACGTGCCGGTCGCGCTTGGCGTGCCGGTGATCGCGCCGGTCGAGCCGTTGATCGAGAGGCCCGTCGGCAGTGAGCCGCTCAGGACACTCCAGGTGTAGGGTGTGGTGCCGCCGGTGGCGGCGAGGGTCTGGCTGTAGGCGGAACTCTTTGTCCCGGCAGGCAGGGAGGTGGTGGTGATAAGCAGTGTACTCATTTTTGGTTGTTCCTTTTTCCCTTGCGGGCGGGGTTGGGTTGTACTACAAAAGCTTGAATTAGTCGCGACTTAGAGCGAGAACCAGATAACGGCGTCCGCGATGGCCAGGTATTGGAGGAGATCCGCATCGAAGCCGTCATCTGCTGTCGCGTTCAGCACCTGCGACTGAAAGGCCGCGCTGCGGTATCCGGCCAGCGTCTGGACAACCGCTTTGCGGAGTGTGATCGCGTCGCTGTACGTCTCGCCGAAACAATCGAGTTGAAGGCGCGCTCTCTGCTTTCCTGCGGTGTCCATCGTCGGCTGGTTCGCGCCGCCGACGAACCTGTAAACCACTGCGGGCAGGGTCGGGTCCTTCGGCAGGGTCGCAGGGTACACGCGGGTGCCCGCGAGCGCCGACACAGCGGCGGACGTGGACAGCGCGGAGAAGATGGCGGTTTCGACCATTGAGCTACTCGTTTGCGTTCAGTTCGTAACAGAGGATCGTCAACCAGACGTTGCCCTGCTGCGGGTTGATCAGAGCCTCGATCTCGTATGTGTGGACGACGCTGGTCGTCGGCTCGGTGTAGACAATCCGCATGTTCGGCTTGAGCACGATGCTGCTTGTCCAGCGAATCGTGATCCGGTGTGTGACCTTCGAGACGAATTCAGCGGTGGAGTAAATCAGTTGCGACTGCTGAACGTCGATGTTCGCCCAGCAGGAATAGACGGTGCCCCAGGTCTGCTGCTCCTGGCCTGTAGCGTCCTGCGACGTCGCCTGCGATTGGATCGAGATCCTACGATTGAATGGGCCAGAGATATTCATCAGCGATACTCGATGACGTTGACGATGTAATTGCCGAGCAACGCATCGACGGCCTTGTCGATGGGCGTCGGGACAGCGCCGGGCGTCGGCGCGGTGATCGAATGCTGATACCAAAACTTGATGAGCAGGATCATCGCCTGGATGATGGTCTGGGGGCAGTCACCGACGTAGTAGTCGAGCGTGTAGCTCAGACCGGCGGATGCTGCCTCGAACGTCAGGACTCCATCCTCGAACGTGTACTCGGGCGTCTGACTCTCGCCATCAAGAACGGACGTGATCGCGGTGACGGGCGACTGCGCCGGTGTGTAAGTGTAAGGAGCCATCGCGGGGAGGGTGAACGTCTCGCCGGTGACCGCCCGGACATACGACCCGGCGACGAAGGTGATCCGGATATTGCCCGGGATGTAGTTGTTCAGGATCGGCCAGAAGAGCCCCTGCGCCGGGGAGATCCGCGCGGGCAAGGACGTGTAATCGACGTTGTAGCCGGTAGTGGAGAGCGTCTGCTCATCGGCGTCGTCGTCCAGATATGTGATGCTGCTGACGCTGATTGTGCGCGGGTACGGCAGATCGATAGTGACCTTGTCCCAGTACCAGGTACCGTAGGGCCAGTTGTCTCGCTCCGTAGGTGTCCGCGTAGCCTGTGCGTGGCCATAAAGAGGGAAGAAGTCGAGTGTCCTGACCCAGGTCTGATTGAAAAAAGCCCGCCGCGTCTTCTTTTCGCAGTGCTGTCTCGCCGCCGTGATGAGCGCGGAGATGATCGCGTCGTCGTCTTCGAAATCCACCCGAAGCTGCTGCTTCGCGAACGCGAGCGTGATGGGCTCGACGATGGGCGGCGTCACGATCTGTGTGGAGAGGAAAGTCATTGAGGCTCTGAGTAGGTTGTGAGAGGCGCGGAGTTACCCCCGCGCCTTTCGGGGTTGTAGGTTAGGCAGCGGGGGTGATCTTCAGCGAGACGATCGGGTGGGTACCTGCATCCGTCACGACGCCGCCCACACGGGCGAAGCCGACGAAGCCGGTTTCGTACCCTGCCGCGAACAGTTCGTTCAGGCGCAGGATGCCAATGCCCGGGTTCTGCTGCCGGAACGTGTAGCCCTCCTTGAAATCTCCGAAGAGAATCGGGAAGGCGCTGTCCCCCACGTTCGGAAGCTGCGTCACGAGCTTTACCGGCCAGCCGAGGATCGTGCCGACGAAGCCCTGCGACGCATTGCCGAGGCCAGGCAGGAACAGCGGGCGATGGTTATCGTCCGTCAGCCCGACGACCTTCGACAGCGTGGGCTGATTCATGGCCCAGCAGGCGTTCTGGTAGTATGCCGGATCGAGTTCCGCGAGCAGCGCCGGGAAATCCGGGTAGCTGATCACGGAGGCCGTAGCGGACTCCACGAAGTATGCGTTGTACGCTGCCGTCAGCGATGCGACGTTGCCGCCATCACCGTTGATGATGAGGTTCGACGCCCCACGGAAGAAACGCAGGCCGAAGCGGTCACGAATCCAGGCCTCAACGTCGAATCCGGCATCGGTGAGGAAGCCGTTGTCCACCTTGATGACACCGGTCGTGTAGGTGTCCACCTGCAGGCTGACGCCGGACAGAGTCGGATCGACCTCGCCAGCATTGGTGCCGACCGTGACGCTGGTCAGGCTGTTGGTCACGTCCGAATCCAGCACCATCTTGATCGGAGAGCCGGTATCGGTCTTCACGACGTTGACGATGTTGTAGATGTCGCCGTATGACTTGCGCGCTTCGATCACGGTCGAATCGAAACCGACCGGAATCGCGACGCCCTGGCCAGCGACGGTCAGGTCGCGACGCTCACCGCTGCGCATATAGTGTCGGAGGTTTTCCTTGTCGCGAGCAGCGCGAACTTCGGCGCGCTCCTCGGGGTCATTCGACTCGGAGGGGTTGGGGCGCGGCTGGTTGACGGGGTTTTTCATCGCTGCGCGATGCTCTTCCGCTGCCTTCACACGCGCGATGTCGCCATCGACGACGGCAACGTCTGCGGTGAGGGTGTCAAACTGCGTACGCTTTTCGGGCGTGAAATCGCCCTCGACGATGGTCGTCATATTGGCCATCAAGGTGTTGCGCTTTTCGAGCAACTGCTGGAGAGTCATGGGAATGTCCTTTGCTCGCCTGGAGGCGAGCGATGGGGGATTTGGTGTTGCTGGTGTTGCTGTAGGACGAGCGACTCTGCGGCGAGCAGGGGCTCTCTTTGCGGCAGTTAGTGCAACCATCGAAGGCCAGCATCGTGCGATGCCACTAACTGCAAAACTTGTGACTTACTGCTGGAGTGACAGCAGTGTGACGCGCATCTTTGCACGTTCGTGATCGATCATGCGGATCGAGCGCTGGCAGCGCTCTGCGTTGTCGCACTGCGGA